TGTGGCAAGACTGAACGAATACTTCATGTTGTATGCTGAAAACGATATGAAGCCTACTGTTGTGGGTATGGCTATCGCATTGGGTTGGAGCAGACAGCAACTATGGGCGGTTACTCACGACCAACCTTTGGGTGGACGTGGGAACTATTGCACGTTGCCGACTGACGTGACTGACACCATTAAAAAGGCATACTTTATGATGGAAAATATGTGGGAAAATTACATGAACAGCGGCAAAATTAACCCTGTGAGTGGTATTTTCCTCGGCAAGAACAACTTTGGCTACCAAGACAAGACCGAGTATGTGCTGACTCCCAACTCTCAGAACGACTCCGACTATGACGCTGACTCTATCCGTCAGAGGTATCTTATCGACTCTACCGACTCTGACAGCGACTAACGACTATCGACTATCAACTTTGAATCCGCCCCTGTGCGCTCGGCTCTGCCGGGTGCGCTGGTGGCGGTCTTTTTATGCGAAAAATTGGCGGAAACCTCCCGGAATGGGTGCGGCGGTATTAACACTTTAGTGTAACAGAGCAGACCGCCCCGGAAGCCGGGACAGCTCCGGCGGTTGGTGGTTCTTTCGCTCCGGCTCTGCTATTGGCGGAGCTGGTGAGGGTTTCCGGCTGTCTGCCGCTGATGGTTCACCAGCTCCGGCGGCGGTCTCATTTCCTATATAATAAGGAAGCGATAAAAATTTATCCGAAAAAGATTATTTTTTCTCCGAAAAGGGTTGACAAGTAATCCGATTTGTGTTATTCTATAATCAGAAAAGGACAAGAACCAATCCGAAACGGATAATTTCAAAGGAGGATAACCCATGAAAAAATATTTTGCAGTTTCTTTCAAATATTCCGAAAGCGTGTTTTGCTCCAACATTGCACACGCTGAGACCGCCGAAGCCGTAAACGCTCACTATTCTAAATATGAATGGGTCAGCATCAGAGAGTGCGAAGAATACGAAGTCGAAACCGCTCGCCGTAAGGGTATGCCGATTATTGAAATCGAGACCCCGGAAGCAGTCACCGAAGAAACCGAAGTCAAAGAGGAGGAAACCGAAATGAAGGATTTCGCAATGATTGAAAAGAGAGTCAACGAAGACCACGAGCAGAACACCGCCGACACCGCTTTCTATATTGAAAACGGATATTTCCCGACATGGGCGGAAGAACACCGCACAGACCCGGACAGAGGTTTGAAAGCCCACAGCACAGAAACACGCTGGAAACAGTACCAAGCCGGAATAATCAGCCGTGAAAAGGCTGTCGAGCTTGCCACCAAGAGAGCGCAGAAAGCCGCCGAGAAGAAGACCGCCGCAAAGCTGGCAAAGCTCGACAGGGTAGCCAATGCGCCCGACCTCACTTTCATTTCCGTTTCCGTTGATTGGGTGCGCTCCTCCACTTGGGGTTATAATCCCCATGTAGAAGTAAGAACCAACACCGGGACATATACAGGAACGGCGAGCGGTTGCGGCTATGACAAAGAATCCGCCGCCATTGCAGAAGCGTTCAACAAGTGCGACAGCATTTTGAAAGCCCTGTATCAGCTCAAGGAAAACGGCTTGAGAGCTGGTAAAACGGACAAGAGTAAATCCGCCTGTAGCGGTGTGGATAATCGTAATATCTGCGGTTATGGTTCGGGCTATTCCGTAATCCCTTATTTTGAGGGCGGTGTGGGTGCTTCTTGCTTTTGGTCGATTCTGAAAGATTGCGGATTCTCTACCAGTTGCCACCACGGAAAGTACAGCGATTTTTACAGTATTTCAAAGGAGGTTGCATAATATGAACATTAACGAAATCATGCGAGAGCTGGCGCAATACACCCGGCTACAGGAAGAAGCCGCCGCAACGGTGGAAGCCCTCAAAGACCAGCTAAAACGGTATATGAACGAAAATCAGCTTGATACACTGACAGGAGCGGAACACAAAGCCACATATAAGACCGTTACCAGCTCCCGAATTGATACAGCGGCATTGAAGAAGGGACACCCGGACATAGCCGCCGCATATACAAAGCAGACCGAAACAAAGCGTTTTACTTTTGCATAATATAGGAGGGTTAATTATATGTTTGCTATCATTTGTATTTTGGTTTTTCCATTGGTAGTACTGGCGGAGCTTCTGAAAATGAATAATTAAATACACACCAACAAAGCCCCGGTTATAATATCGGGGCTTTTCTTTGTGCCGGGGGTGGGGTCTCCCGGCTTTATTGCGTTGTGGGTGGGAGCTGGTTTTATTTCTTTCGTTGGGGTGTACCCCATTGACAGCGGCGGCGCATACTCTCATTAGGGTTATAAAATGCTTTTTGATATTGCTATCATGCTATTGTGTACCCTATTGACAGCGGAAAAGACCGCCGCCGAACGAGTCCCCCGGAGGGGGATAGACAGCCGCCGCCGGAGGGGGAGTGAGTCGGCTGAGTCCCCGAAAATTTCAAAAAGAACAAAAAGGACTATAAATTATCTTATTTGTATTGACAATCATCTTTCCTCGTGCTATACTAATCTCAAACAACAAGGAGGTGCGCTATGGTACGCAATAATATAGAACTGGACGTTAAGGTCAAATGCCTTGAAACCAGCACTACCCAACAGTCCCTCGCTGAGAAAATCGGCACGACAGGTCAGTATGTCAACAGAATCGTCAAGAAAAAGGACGGTCTCGTGAACAAGACTTTCGTTGAAATGATGGAAGCACTTGGTTATGACATTGAGCTGACCTACGTCAAGAGGGAGGACTAATTCGGAGGTGAGTACATGAAGGTCGGTTATGTACGAGTAAGCACCACAGACCAAAATCCGGCGAGACAGCACGAACTCATGAAATCCCTTGGTGTGGAGAAAATCTTTGAGGACAAAATCAGTGGTAAGAACACCAACAGACCTCAGTTCAACGAAATGCTCTCCTTCCTCCGTGAAGGTGATACGCTGTACGTTGAGTCCTTCTCCCGGCTTTCCCGAAGCACCAAGGATTTGCTGGCAACGGTGGCTCTGCTGACAGAGCGAGGAGTTCAGCTTGTCTCAGACAAAGAGAAGGTTGATACCAACACACCACAGGGTCGCTTTATGCTGACGGTTTTCGCCGCCCTGTCGGAGCTGGAACGTGAAAGTACACTGGAAAGACAGCGTGAAGGTATCGAAATCGCCAAGACCGAGGGAAAATACAAAGGCAGAAAGCCTATCCCGGTCTCAGACAGATTCTTTTTCTTGGCAAAATCGTGGTCTGAGGGTAATCTTGCTCTGAAAGACGCTATTGAGGAGTCGGGAATGTCCTCCTCCACCTTCTTCCGTAGGTGTAAACAGTACGGAATAGCAAAAGCCAAGTAGTAAAAGTAGTTAAAAATCAGTTTTTGCGTAAACTTTCGCCTTATGGGTGTCCAATAGGAAGAATTATACGAAAAATCAGAAGAACAACTACTTTAACTACTTCAAGGAGGTATTTATGATAGCATTTTTAGGTGTTGTGAGCTTGTTCCTCACTCCTGTCTTCCTTGTTATCATGGTGATACAGGCAATCCGCAAGAAAAAGGTCAAGAAATGGGCGATTGCCCTTGGTGTGTGCCTGTTGTGCTTCGTCTTCTGTCTCGTGATTGACGGTGGGAATATCGAACCAGCCGCTCCGAAGACGGTAGAAAGTGAAGAAAAACAGGAAGAAACTAAAGAACCTGTGGTAGAAAGTGAAGAAGAAAGTGAAATCGTTGAGGAAATAAGCGAAGAAGTTAAGAATTTTGCCGAGGAAAACGGTATTTCTATCGAACTGGCTCAGAGTGTTGAGAAAGTTCTGTTGGAAACCGATATTCCCGACTCGCTGAACATTCTGAACGGTTGGGAGCAGACCGAGGACTACGCATACGGTCAACGGTACATTGCTCAGTCCTACTCCCTTGCTCAAGACAAATACTTTTATGTGATGTTCTACGTTCAAGACGATGAAGTTGTGAGCGTCCGTGACAGAAAGAACAATCTTGAGGTACTGTGGAGTAGCGAGGAATAACAGAGACATTAAATGGCGCATGATTGCGAGAGCTTTTGGCTCAAACAGTCATGCGCTTTTTCTTTTGGGAGGTATTATGAGAAAATTACTGAACACAATCCTTGAG